TATCGAAGGACATATCGAAGGACATTATTCGATTTGTCCTTAGGGACACAGGGACATTATTCGATTTGTCCTTATGTCCCTAAAATGTAAAAAACGAGGGACATATCGAATATTTTATCGAAATGTCCGAGGGACAAAACCAGGGACAGAATATTCTCTTTCTCCGAAAGAAGAATATTTAGGAAATGTCCCTGAAGGTCCATGGGTACATGAACAGGAACAAGGGGGCTATGCATCCGCCCCTTGTAACCCTGTAACCATGTCCCCTGACATGGACTAAAAGCGAAATTAAAAAAGAAAGGAAGTGCATTTATAAAAATGTCTATTGAATTCTTTTTACCGATGCAAAAAATTCCGACAACGACTCACCAACAAAAAAAGGTAAACGTCCAATTTGGAAAGCCAATCTTTTATGAGCCGGCTGATTTGAAAAATGCCAGGATGAAATTTGAGAGCTTGCTTGCGCAGCATATCCCTCCGAATAAAATTAAAGGAGCGATTCGTTTGACAGTCAAGTGGTGTTTCCCTCGTATCAAAAAAAGCTATGATGGCCAGTACAAGACCACAAAGCCGGATACGGATAATTTGCAGAAATTACTCAAGGACTGCATGACGAAACTTGGATACTGGAAAGACGATGCACAAGTAGCTAGCGAGATTGCCGAGAAATTCTGGGCAGATACAGTCGGGATCTATATCAAAATTGAGGAATTGGAATGAAGATTGATTACATTGATTTTTTTAGCAGACAAATTCCGGAATGGATGGCTCGCAGCAACCGGAAGAGTCAAGAAGTTGGATTCGGAACAGATGCTTATTGGCAATGGGCTGTGGCGTCAATCGGAGAAATTTGCAAACAATACAATGATGACGAGCTGGTGACGGAGCAATTCAGCCTGCTCTTTAACTGGCTAGAAAAACAAGCAGGTTAAACTATGGAATATAGCAAACAAACAATAATTGAAGCTTTGGAACACTCGATTGAGAAAATCAGGAATGAAATCGAGAAATACTCGAAAGATTGCAACGGACGATTTGCGCAAGGAAGAACTGCGCACCGTGAATTTTTGAAGAAAAAACTGAAGAGATTGGAGAAACAGTTGGAGGGATTGAAAAATGAATAAAAAAGAATTGATTGAGAAATACGAGTATTTGAACCATGATTGTTTCAGAAGGGTTGATACGTCTGGAGTTTTGAGTGATTTAAAACAACTAGACGAACCCAAAAAAGTCAAAGTACCGCAGTTTGTGGCGGATTGGTATGAAAAGCATAAAGATGATTTAGAATATGATATTTGGGAATACATTTTGCACTGGGGCAAACAACAAAAGTCTGAATTTTATGAATGGATGAATCATGCTAACAATAAACCATTTCAAACCCTCGTCAACATGCACCAATTCGGCTACGAGGTCGAGAAAGAAAAGCGGTATATAGTTAGTTTGAAGAATGGGCAACCTTTAGTTAAAACACCATTAGGGGGAAATTTTTATTTCAACCAAAATATAACAGCTGAAAATTGTAAAGCTACCCGAAAAGAGTTAGAAAAAGCTGGCTTTGGCTGGGTGTTCGATTGTGAGGGCGTGGAAGTTGAGGAGGTGGAAGATTGACAAAGTTTAGAGCGTGGGATAGCGCAAAAA